GTACGGCTGGGGACATCATTGGCAGCACAAGCACCTCGATTGACTCTACCAAGCAGCCCGCGTTCATTGCACAGTTGCCGGTGGCGTTCACCGTGTTGGGCGGGCGCATGACCTGTTTGGAGGCTCCGGCAGGGGGTGGCACTGACATCGACCTCTATAGCGCCACAGAGGGCACCGGGGTTCAAGATAGCGCTATTTCTGCATTGACAGAGACGCAGATAGTCAACGGTGGTGTTCAAGCACTGGGGACTGTTTCATACTTCATTGCCGACCCAGCGGCTCAGTCTTACCTGTACATGGTGAGCCAAGGCACGGGAGCAGCCACATACACGGCAGGGCGCTTCTTGATCGAAATCTTTGGAGTTTAATCATGAGCGTGTTGAATCTGTACCCAACCGTTAGACCCACACTGTCGTTTGATTTTGTAAACGCTGGGGTGCTTGACCCATCGGTCACGTTCACTCGTCCGACCAGCGCGACGTATTTTGACGAGACGGGCATCCTGCGGGTTGCCAATCCAAACACGCCTCGGTTCGACTTCAGCCCTTCGACGCTTGCTGCACAGGGCTTGTTGATTGAGGAGTCGAGGACGAATCTAACCTTGCAGTCAGAAGACTTTGCAACAACTTGGACAGTAACGGGCGCAACGGTTTCAACAAACGCAACTACCGCACCGTCGGGCACTACTACGGCTGACAAACTTCAAGAAGATACGTCAACAGGTTCTCATTTAGTCACTCAAAACATTACGTTTACTGCCGCTTCTCACACAGCGTCAATTTTTGCAAAAAAAGCAGAGCGTGACTGGATACGAGTGTTGTTTTTTGACGGGGCAAATACGTTTAGCGCATTTTTTAATCTGAACACTGGCACTGTTGGAACAATAACAGGAGCCGGTGCAACAGCCTCAATTCAAAATGTCGGTAATGGCTGGTACAGGTGCGCTGTTACGGCCACCGCTTCGGCTGGATCGGGGTCTTTTGCTCCGCGTGTAGCGCTGGCAGACAACAACAGTTCATACGCAGGCTCAACTGGATCTGGCATCTTCATCTGGGGCGCTCAAATCGAAGCCGGAGCCTTCCCAACTTCGTACATCCCCACCACGACCACAGCCCTCACGCGCTCTGCTGATGCGGCGTCGGTGAATACGCTGAGCCCTTGGTATAACGCGAGTGCGGGGACAATTTTTGTTGAGGCGGCAAACGCACAAGTGTCTGCATCGTTGTTCAGCACAGACGACGGTACGGCATCCAATCGCATCATCACCTATTTCAATGTGGCAAACAGCCCCGCTTTTCGGGTTGTTTCTGGCGGCGTAGATCAGGCCAACTTCTCGGCTGGAACAATCGCACAAAACGCCACATTCAAGTTGTCTACCGCGTACGCAACAAATGATTTTGCCGCATCTTTGAACGGCGCTGCTGCCGTAACTGATACGTCAGGAACCGTTCCGTCTGGACAAACTACTGCGCGAATCGGCTCAAATGTCTCCAGTGCTAATTTTATCAACGGCTACCTCCGCCGCATCACCTACTACCCCGTGCGTCTGACCAACGCTCAGTTGCAAAACCTCACCGCCTAACGGGAGCAAACAATGTCTCTTTCCGCAAACTTGCCAACCACGCGCCCGTCGCTGCTGTTGGATTTCGTCAACTCCGGTCAGATGGACCCGAGGATCACGTTCTCTCGTGCAAGTGGGGCAACGTGGTTCAACTCAGCGGGCACGCTGATTGGCGTGGATGCCAGCAGCAGTAGCCTGACGGTGGGCACGGGCCAGCAGACGTTGACTTTGGCGGCGACGGCGGGAGTGGATCGAGGCTGGATTGTGGGCACCTCGGTGCTGCTTTCTGCCAGCACGGTTACTAACACGATGACGGGCGTTGTGGTGAGCTATACCGCGTCTACACAGGTGTTGGTGGTGAACGTGGCTTCCGTGGTTGGGTCGGGCACTTACGCAACGTGGCAGGTGAGCAACCTGATGCCTCGTCTGGACTACAACCCCAGTACGCTGGCGGCTCAGGGCTTCTTGGTTGAGGAGGCGAGGACGAATTTGTGCTTGCAGTCTGAAGATTGGGGCAGCGCAACGTGGTCAAAGTCCGGATCAACGATTACGGCCAACGCAACGACCGCGCCCACTGGTACTACGGTTGCAGACAAACTGGTGGAGGATACGTCCACTGGCACGCACATTACAACGCAATCCATTTCGCTTGGCGGTTCTGTTGACAACTCGGCGTATGTAATCAGCGTTTTCGCCAAGGCGTCTGAAAGGACCAGATTTCAGCTATTTGACAACGCTCAAGCATCCTCTGGCATTACATCCTTTGATTTGTCAAATGGAACGGTGGTATCAGGCACAGGAACAATTACCGCTGTAGGAAATGGCTGGTACAGATGCTCGGTGTTCCCGCTGAAAAGCACGAGCATTACATCGACGCTGACAATCAGGCTGATTTCTACTGGCTCAACGACCAACTACACCGGCGACGGCACCAGCGGCATCTTTGTATTCGGCGCTCAACTCGAAGTCGGAGCCTTCCCCACCAGCTACATCCCCACCACCACCACCGCGCTGACCCGTGCAGCCGATGTGGCTTCAGTGAATACGCTGAGCCCTTGGTACAACCAAACAGAAGGCTCTGTTTACGTCGAACTGCAATCGTTGAGCCCGTTAACGGCAGTGCAAAGCGTTGCGCTTGGGAAGTTTCCTACCGTTTACTTCTTTGAGGCTGGCGCTTCTGATAGTAATTTGCTGTGGTACGGAGTTGGGGCAGAGATGTTTATCTTAAACACCTACAACAACATAGGTACAGTTCCTTCTGGCATAAACAAATTTGCCGTTTCAATGGCACCAACTGCTGGTCAGTCAAGATCAAGTTTGAACGGGGCGGCTGCGGTGAATCGTAACGGTACGTTGTCCGGTACGGCTACTGGGTTGTTTCTTGGCGGTAACTCTCTTACACCAGGAGGAACGGCATTGAACGGATGGTTGCGAAGATTTACATACTACCCACGTACTTTGTCAGCAGCAGAACTTGCTTCCATCACAGCATGACCGCCATGTTCGTAGTAGTCAGTTCTGTAGATCGTTTTGATCACCGTGCCGCAGAGCTTGTCGGTGTGTTTTCAAACCGTGAGGCAGCGTGGCGCTGTGCGGATATGTGGGCCGGGGTGGTTTACGAGATAGCCCCAACGGACATCGCTGACACCTATGACCACGCCAAATTTGTGAAGCGCGAACCCATTTTTCGACCATCACCGCTTAAGGAGCACACATGTACCACGATACCTTCCTGAAATTTACCGACGAAGCCGAGGCCAACGCGGCGCTGTTCACCGAGCAGACCAACGTGCAAGACGATGTGGTCGAGACGGTCTTGGTGCCCAAGTACGCGGCCATTGACGTCATCGGCACCATCTACAAGCCCACGGGCGAGATGATCCAAACTGACGAAGGCGAAGTGCCTGAGATGGCTCCGCTGGACGGCTGGCATGTCAACGTCAGGCACACCGCTGAAGCCCCGGAGTTGGACGCCTACAAGGTCGCCCCGAAGTCTCCGGTGCGCGGGTGGGCGTAAATCATGGCTTGGGCAGACGTACTGAAAGCGATCATCCCTATCGTAGTGGCCTGTATCGCATGGCTGCTCGGGCAGGTGAACTCTTTCTCTGAGAGGTTGACCAAGATCGAAGGCAACATGCCTGCCCTCATCACAGCCCAAGGTGTGCCCACCGACAGCCCCCTGTCTGCTGAGAAACGCGCCCTGCTCAAAGAGCAGTTGATGAACCACATCAACGAGCTTCAGGTCAAGGTCAGGCTCCTTGAAGAGCGCGAACGTATCAAAGGAGCCAAGTGATGTTTGAGTCGCTGATCGGTGGTCTGTTTGGCGGTTTGCTTCGCCTCGCGCCAGAGGTGTTTAAGCTCTTTGACAAGAAGAATGAACGTGCGCATGAGCTTCGCATGGTCGAAGCCGAGATGGAGTTTGCCAAGATCCGAGGTGAGATCGCCATGCGGCAGGTCGAAGCGCAGATGACGATGGCCGAGATGGACACGATGGCTCAGGCGTTCAAGGAGCAGTCCGAGACCGCCAAGAATGCCGGGTGGTTTGTCTCTGCAATCTCAGCGCTGGTGCGCCCGATGGTCACCTACGCCTTCCTGGCTCTGTACGCCTCTGTGAAGATTGCTGCTTTCCTGATTGCCATAGACCAGAACGGTAACTGGAAAGAGGTCTTGGTCACGATGTGGGGCGCAGACGATCTCGCCGTCTTCAACATGATCATCTCCTTCTGGTTTGTCGGACGGGTGTATGAGCGGTCCAGCAAGTGAGGCGGTAGACATTGCTGCTGCTCTGTGCCGCCCTTTTGAAGGGCTAAGGCTGAAGCCATACATCTGCCCAGCGGGCTACCCCACGATTGGTTATGGAACCGTTTTCAAGCCTGACGGCACCAAGGTGACGATGGAGCACCCCGAGATCACCAAGGAGATCGCGGATGAGTGGTTGCTGTCTGAGCTACAAACGAACTATCTGGCGGGGGTGTTGAAGGCTTCGCCGGGGTTGCTTGCGTTTCCAAAGGCCCTTGGGGCTATGACCGACTTTGCTTACAATCTTGGCGTGGCCCGGTATCGCGGCAGCACCCTTCGGCGCAAGATTGACGAGCGGGACTGGGACGGTGCCAAGGAACAGTTATCCCTGTGGGTACGCGGCGGCGGCAAAGTATTGCCCGGTCTGGTGAAACGTAGAGCCGCAGAGATTGCTTTGCTGGGGTAAATATGCTCAAGAAGATACAACTCAAGCCCGGCGTCAATAAAGAGAACACCAGATACACCAGTGAGGGTGGGTGGTTTGACTGTGACAAAGTACGCTTTCGTTACGGCACACCAGAGAAAATTGGCGGCTGGAATCAGCTATCAAACGTAAGCACATTTGAAGGCACAGCGCGTTCGCTGTGGCCGTGGTCGTCTTTGCTGGGTGTCGGAACGAACCTCAAGTTCTACATCATGTACGGCAGTGCGTACTTTGATATCACGCCGATAAGAGAGACCACAGCCGCAGGGGCCATTACTTTTGCTGCCACAAACGGTTCTTCGACAATTACTGCAACGGACACCGCTCACGGAGCAATAACTGGAGACTTCGTTACTTTCAGCGGTGCAGTATCTTTAGGCGGGAACATTACAGCCACCGTCTTAAACCAAGAATACCAAATCACTGTACTGACGGTTGACACGTACACGTTCACTGCTACCGCTACAGCCAATGCGTCAGACTCAGGTAACGGCGGCGCAGCCGTAGTAGGCGCTTATCAAATCAACGTAGGTCCAGCTACTCAAACACCTTTGGCTGGGTGGGGCGCGGGGCCTTGGGGTGGTGGCGCGTGGGGTATCGGGAGCACATCACTTGAGTCCCTGCGCGTGTGGGACCAGCAGAATTTTGGTGAAGACCTGATCTTCGGCCCCACGGACGGTCCGCTGTACTACTGGGATAATTCTTCTGGTCTTTTCACCCGTGGTGTAAACTTGACCTCACTTGCCGGCGCGTCGGACGTACCGACGGTGCAGCGGCTGATGCTTGTGTCTGATGCTTCGCGTTTTGTTCTGGCGTTTGGGTGCAATGACTACGGTACAGCTACCCAGAACCCGATGCTGATCCGGTGGTCAGATCAGGAAAGCGCGGTCAACTGGACGCCCGCAGCGACCAACCAAGCAGGAAGCCTCACGCTGTCTCACGGGTCTGAAATCACAGGCGTAGCCCAGGTTCGGCAGGAGATCTTGGTCTGGACAGACATCGCTCTGTATTCGCTTCAGTACCTCGGCCCCCCGATTGTGTGGGGCTCACAGATCCTTGCCGATAACGTCACGTTGATGAGCGACCGGGCGATGGTCACGGGGTCAGGCGTGCTGTACTGGATGGGTGAAGATAAGTTCTATGTGTACGACGGGCGGGTGCAAACACTTCCCTGCGATTTGCGGAAACACATTTTTAGTGATTTCAATCAGAACCAGAGAGAGCAAGTCTTTGCTTCTACCGTAGAACAGTTCACAGAAGTCTGGTGGTTCTACTGTTCTGCGGATAACAATACTGCGTCTCCTGACAGGTACGTTGTTTACAACTACGTGGAGAAAATTTGGTATTACGGAAACATGGACCGCACCGCATGGATGGATGCGAGCATCATCAGCAACTTACCTATTGCGGCTTACGGTGACCAGCTTCTGTACCATGAGTCCGGTGTAGACGACAACACCACAGGGACCGCTGTGCCGCTTGAGGCGTACATCACCTCGTCAGAATTTGACATTGACGACGGGCACAATTTTGCGTTTGTGTGGCGGGTGCTGCCTGACATCACGTTCCGGGGGTCTACGGCGAACAACCCCAGCGCAACGCTGACGCTTCTGCCCTTGCAGAACTCTGGCTCAGGGTACAACAACCCTGCATCCTTGGGCGGGTCAGACAACGGCGCAATCGTGCGCTCGGCAACAGTCCCGGTGGAGGAGTTCACGGGCCAAGTCAACATCCGCGTGCGCGGGCGGCAGATGTCCATCAAAATTGCGTCTACAGACCTGGGCGTGACATGGCAGTTGGGCTCCCCCCGGATTGACCTGCGGCCCGACGGAAGGCGCTGATGTCCATCCTCTCCACAGTCATCAAGCGGTTTGTCGCCCCGGCGCTACCTCAAGCCTCGCAGGAGTACGACCAGAAGTACTTCGACAAGTTCAACTCAATCCTGCGCCTGTACTTCAACCAACTAGACCAACTCCTGGGGCAACTTGTGAGCACATCTGCAACCGTTCCAGTCTCCATCGGCGGGACAAACGTCGATGCCTTTGGTCGGCTAAGAACCAGCGCTCCTTACACGATTTTTGACTCTCAGAACCGCTACGCTATTGACAATCAGTTTGACACCAGCACAGCCACTGGGGGGTCAACAACGTACCTGTCCAACGAATCATCGGTACGGATGGATGTCACCACCTCCAGTGGTTCTGAAGTTGTAAGGCAGTCTTACAGGTGCATGCCGTACCAGCCGGGTAAGGGTTTGTTGTGTTTGGCTACGTTCGTGATGAACACCGCCAAGACCGGGCTTCGCCAGCGGGTGGGGTACTTTGGAACCCAGAACGGCGTGTTCATTCAACAAGCAGACAGCACTGTGTCCTTTGTCCTGCGGTCTTACATCTCAGGATCTGTCAGTGATGCGCGGATCGTGACGCAAAACAACTGGAACGGCGACAAACTTGACGGCACGGGAGACTCCGGGTTTACCCTTGACCTGACCAAAGCACAAATTTTGTGGATGGACTTTGAGTGGTTGGGTGTCGGGTCTGTTCGTTGTGGTTTCATCATTGACGGGCAGTACATCGTCTGCCATACCTTTGAGAATGCAAACGACATCACTTCTGTTTACATGACCACGGCAATTTTGCCGGTCAGGTACGAGATTACCAACACCGCAGCCACTGCAAGCGCTTCGTCCTTGAAACAAATCTGCTCTTCGGTGGTTTCAGAAGGTGGCTACGAGCAGACTTCCATTGAGCACGTGGCCCGCAGGACAACGACCAAAACTTCAATCAGCACAACCTTTCTTCCTCTGGTTTCCATCCGGCTGGCTTCCACGGCGCTGAACGCAGTGGTGCTCCCTGCAAAATTTAACGTGATGCCGACCTCGACGGGGGATGACTTTGAGGTAGTGTTGGTTAAAAATGCCACCGGGCTGACCTCGGCCTCTTGGGCTGCGGTCGCAGGCGATGCCAACGTGGAGATGGACACTTCTGCCACGGCCATGACGGTAGGCACCATCGTAGATATCCAGTACGTGAAGTCCACTAACCAGTCCAGCGGGACGATCAACCAGACTGCTGGGTACAACTGGGATCTTCAGTTGGGCTCCTCCTTGACGGGGACGAGCGATATCTATACGCTAGGCATCCGGGTGCTGTCGGGCTCCTCCGGTGCGGCCATCGGGTCTTTGACCTTCTACGATTTGACGCAGTGATATGGCAAACCAATACAAATTTGGAGATATAACGCTCCCAGAAAATTGGTATGACCTGGGGGGCACTGACAAGGTTGCGTACTTTAACCAGCAAGGTTTTACTCCATCGCAACTGCTGGGCGCTGGCGCTGGAATAACGCAAAGCGACATTGACTTTTTTCGTCAACACATGGGGTATAGCGTATATGACCCCGTAGCGGCTCCAGCCCCAACTTCTGCCCCTGTCCCTACCGCCGCCCCCGCGCCAATCCCCACTGCTGCTCCGGCGCAGTCTTTTGCGTTTGAAAGAGAGCAGCCTGGGCTCGCGATAGAAGCTGAACCGTACTACGATCCATACGCCTACCAAGATAATTACAGTTATCAAGATCTGATAGCGGACATAACTCCAACGCCTGCTCCGACCGCCGCTCCCGCGCAGCAGTTTAGATACGGTGACATTACACTGCCGTCTGACTGGTACGGGCGAGATGCCACAGAAAAAATTGCGTTCTTTAACCAGCAGGATTTAGATCCTACAGAATTGCTTGGGGCTGGCGCTGGGCTAACGCAAAGCGACATTGATTGGATGCGTACCCAAGGGTACACAGCAGGATTACCCTCTGCCCCCGCACCTACGCCTGCGCCGACCGCCGCTCCTGCTGCCGCTCCTGCTGCCGCTCCTGCTGCCGCTCCTGCTGCCGCTCCTGCGCCAACTCCTGCTCCTGCAGCATTTAACCCACTTACTTTTGACTGGGCAAATTATGCGATAAGCCAGGAGAATAGTGTCCTTGGCGGTGCACCTTCCATAATCTTTGACGGCATATCTTACACCCCCATGTTTTACGAACATGGGTCTGGTGAAAACTACTACAGAGATTACTCACAGTTACTTGGAATTATGAAAGCGCCTGTAGGCGCTAAACCGGGTGATATTCTTGAAAACATTGACCCTGTAACTGGTCAGATTACCCAATGGCGAAGTGAGAAAGATCGCGGAATCCTCGGCGGTATATTTCACGACCTTGCTAGTATTGCCACAGATCTTTCTCCTATAATTCTTGCCGCAGTTGGAATACCTGGATCAGGTCTAGCTGCGTCTATTGGCGGCTCACTTGCTTCTGCTTTGGGCATCCCTGTGGCAGCAACTGCAGGTGCTGCGGGGCTTACCGCCGCTCAAGTAGCGGCGCTTGGTAGTGCGGCCACAAATGCTGCGCTTACCGCTGCCCAAGGTGGCAGTTTTCAAGACATTCTAAAAGCAGCCGCAGCAAGTGGGCTTGGCAGTGTGGCAGCAGAACAAGTCGCCGCGTTTGCACAGACTGCTGGTGCACAACTTGCTACTCAATTGAGTAGCGATGCACTCGGTCAAGCCGTCACAAGCGGCATCACCGCTGGCGCTCAAGCCCTGCCATCAGCCATCGTTTCAGGCAATTTTGGCAACGTACTTACGTCTGCGCTCACAGCAGGGGCCACATCAGGCATCACGGCGGGTCTGTCTGACCTGACCGGGTTTACACAACCTCAGATTAACGCTGCTGTAAACATTGCTCAAGGCGCTGCGTCTGGTGACCTGCAAAAGATTTTGGCCGGGGCAAGTGCGTTTACAGACAGCCAGATTCCTGGCCTTGCCTCCAAAGCATTGACGCTAAAAACGGCGGTCGAGTCGGGTAATCCAACAGGGATCATGTCTGCTATGCAGGGCTTCGGCTCTGCAATGGATGCGTATAACAACCAGCAGGCACGAGACAACAGCAAGACAGACACTGGCGACGAAACCGCCCGCCTTCAGGCCCGGTATGGCACTTCAACTGACGCCGCTACCGCCGCAGCCTATTCTGATCCGTCACGATCTCGTGATACACCAACAAATGAGGCTACATACAACGCTTTCGTTGACGCATTCCGAAATGCACCTTCAAGGGCATCTGCGCTGGACTTTGGTTCTGGAGTGCAGGTTGCCTCGTCCAAGCCGGGGCTGGTCCCGTACTATTTAGCGCCATCTAGCGGTGCATACTTTTTACCTGATTATGAAGCACTACAAATCAAACAGCAAAAAACTGCGGAAGAAGATGAAGCGTACCGTTTGTGGATGGCGAAACAAATAGCAGAATTAGATGAAGCGGAACTTAAAAAACTAAGGGATACGCTCCCGCAGGACCCTTGGCTGGCGGACTTCTATAACACGCAATCGTTGTTTGACGCCACAAAAGGCACGGTCTACGACACCTCCGGCGATCCATATTCTAGCCTGGATACGACCAGCGACGCAGATGATGTTTTGCAATTAGGTACAACGCTTTCCAACACTAAAGCCGATAAGTCAATCCGTGATATTGGAAATGTAACGTCTATATCTGAGCAAGAACCACTGGATGTCACTGACGAGCAGACACTGCTCGACATCATCGCGCAGGTCAACATCGGTAATTTGCCAAGCGTGAACATGGGGACTGCGCCTACAGGCGTTATGACCGGAACAACGACCGGAACTGTAATTTCAACAGACCCCACTGAAGGCACAGCGCTGATTGTTGACGGTTCTGGGGGCACATCGGTTGTCCCCGCTGATACAGGCACCAAACCTGGAGATACGGTTACGCTTACAGGTGGCAC